TAGACCAATTGTCAAGTGGGGTTTAATATAAGGTATTATTCTCGACCAAGCTCTCGCATGATTTCGTCACGGATGTCATCAAACTCCCCGTTTGTATTGTCAGATTCGGTTTCCCCAACGTCAATCGCATCTGCTGCCCTATGGTCTATCTGCCAGTTTTTAGGTATCTTATCGGGTTCATCAAATGACTTTTCAATATATCCACGATTTGCAACCGTAGGTGCGCCGGTGGTCAAGAACAGACAATTATAACATAATAAATGGAGGTTGTCTTGGGAAAAGTCTTTTTTACCATTCTTAAAGGTTAATAATAGAGGGGTCTTACTATCGGTGATTCGCTTTTCCTTGAACCCACACATCGCACATTCTTCAAGAATAAGGTTTCTGGCAATCATCCGATGCTTTAACCGAATCACACTATACCCAGGATGTTTATTTGCGAAAATATCTCGTAATTTAATAGTACTGGCCTTAGCCGCATATCCCTTCGCGGTTCCAACGCCTGTCTGATTAAGATGTTGGTCAAACAGATTGTATATCTTTGCATATCGTCGGTACCGCATATACCCCACCCCAAGAAACCGTGCGGCTTCCATATTACTCTTGGTCTGAGATTGGGCGTATTCTATATCCGCCTTCGATATGGGAATAAACCGTGAGTTGTTATTCGGTCCTATCTTGGCCATGGGTGAACTCCGTAATCATCGGGAAGATGTCTGCAATTGCCTTTGCACATGCTAATGCAATTTCCCGATGTTCCTTTTGTGTGGCGACATCACTACGAATATCGATATAGTGTATCCAACTCCGAATTGTCCCATTCACATACATACGAGACATTGTAAGTCCTTCTGGAAGAACCGCACGGGCAACTTCCTTTGCGATACCATTCTGGATTGCCCATTCGTATGAACGCTTTGCTTGGTCAATAACTGCTTGTTGGCATACATTCCATGCAGTTTGTAAATTCTCATCATCCACTTCAATAGAATTTTGCCGATTCTTTTGGTCTTGTAATCTGGCTTCGCGTAAAGTAAAGTCTAGTTCTTTTACGGGGTCAGCGTATCGTTGACTAAACTCTTGGAAGGTAAATGAACGATGACGAAGAATCTGACGAGCAATATCTCTGGTGGTTTCAATTTCTAATACTATATTAGCCATTTCAAATGGCGAAAAATGCTTATGTTTTAATAAATATTTGATTAATCTATCAGAAGTTTCTGTATTCATCTGGTTACTAGGATTACTGACTCGCGCACAATACGCAACCAAGTCTACGATATCTGAATCTAGCGGTATTTCATCAATACAAGGTACGGTAAACGAAACCAATTCTACTTTCATATTAACTCCTTTAGCATTCCCACCGGTCCATAGGCGGGGGCATATCCTAAGTTTTTTAGTTTAGCATTGTTCATATACATAGACTTTACTTGAACAATTCTGTGAAATTCTGGTGTATCTATGGAATATATCTCACTTTGTGAGTTTGTCAACCACTTAGCGAGATTGATTATACTACTTAATTTAATAGGGATTCCGTTACCAACATTGTATATCGTATTCAATTCACCTTTGTCAAGAATCAATTGTATTGCTCGAACACAATCTTCAACGTGTATGAAATCTCTAAGTAACTCACCGCCCTCATATAGCTTTACAGGCTCATTTTTTTTAAGTTGTTGCACCATATAGGTAAGTGCATTCTTCTTGGTAGATACTTTATTATCTTTGCCGCCTATGACATTTGCCAATCGCAAAATACGATATGATATCTTAAATGTTTCACAATATGATATTAGTAATTGTTCTGCCGTTCGTTTCGTAATCGAATAAAATCCTTTTGGGCTACACTGAGATGTTTCTGTGGCTGGAAGGTCTGTGTCCCCGTATACAAACCACGAAGAAACAAAATTGAATACGGTATTTTCTTTATCTTTAATATTATTTAGTACGTTTATAAGCGTGGTTAGATTAGTGTCTATATCTAAATGCGGATTGGTAAAGACATTGTAGTTGTCAACCGTTGAAATAAAATATAGAATGTTATTGGTTTGTGGCGCGTGGTCATTTCTTGAATTGATTACGCACTCTGGATACATTGTCACATAGTTTGACCCAATATAACCAGTTCCACCAAAGACGTTTACTTGTTCCATAGCTTACACACAGAGTCTATATATTCTAATACCTCATCAGTATAATGTGGTGGACATCCTAGGAAGAATACATTACTTAACGCCTTATTTGCGTTCGGATATTCTCGGTAGTCACCCAAATGCTTATACCCAGAGTGTAATAGAATATTTCCTGCAAAGTAATTTCGGGTTTGTACTTTGTTGTCCTCAAAATGTTGTTGCAGCTTAGTTTTCATTTCTGCATTGTCAACATAAATCGGTACACCAAACCACGAAGTATTCGCTGAGATGAGTTCATCAATCACCCGAACCCCGCCAATATTGGTGGTAATACTTTGATGAATGCGTTGCTTACTATTCCGACGACCACTATGAATCTTTTCAAACTTATCTAGCTGTGCTATACCAATAGCACCTTGCAAGTCTAGCGGCTTAAGGTTATATCCCATTTGGGTAAATACATACTTATGGTCAACAATACCATTATATCCTTCAAGCCACGTATCAAACCGCTTACCGCAGGTACCGCATGCCAATAGGTTTGCCGCACCTACACAATAACAATCTCGCCCCCACCACGAAATACTCCGAACAAGGTCAATAAGCTTTTCGTCATTCGAACATACCATACCACCTTCGCCTGTAGTAATATGATGAGCGGGATAGAATGAACACGACCACACATAATAATATTCATTAACTAACTTATCATTCCATCGTGACCCAAGGCTGTCACAGTTATCACCCAACAAAATTAAATTGTGAGCATCACAAATTGCAGCAAGCCTATCCATATCGGGAGGATTTCCTAAGACTGGAGAAACAAAGATTGCTTTTGTACGAGGGGTAATTTTCTTGACAATCTCATCCAAGTCAAAGTTTAGTGTGTCCATTTCTATATCTACGAACACAGGCGTCAACCCGTTCTGGACAAGCGGAGCAATGGTAGTTGGAAAACCAACAGGAGATACGATAACCTCATCTCCGTCCTGCCATCCCAAATATTTCTTTACAGCGGCAACTAACACAAGGTTGGCAGAACTTCCAGAGTTTACCATATGCGCAAATCGCGCCTTAAACATCTCAGCGAATTGCACTTGAAACTTATTTACATATTCACCTGACACTAACCATTTACCAGTAAGGAAAGCAGTCAGCGCCATCTTTAGTTCACTCTGGTCAAAGAAAGGCCCAGAATAATATACTGGGGTCTTGCCTGGAGTAAACTCCTTGTTATTGTATGCCCACTTTGGGTCAACCAACGATGAGAGTTCGTTGATAAGTTCTTCAATTCTGTTTGTCATAATAAGTTCAATAAATATTGCCCATAAAAGGTTTTACTACACTTTGTTATAAAAGGTACCATCTTAGTTCTTTCTGTCCATTTCTTATTTATAGCAATTTCGTGTGGACTACCAACCAATGTTCCTTGATACTTCTGTACGGTGTGTATAAAGTTAGATGCTTCTAGCATAGAGTCTGGCATCCCCGTATCAAACCATACTACTCCACGAAGAAGTCTGGTAGCAGATAAATTACCTTCTCCTAGATATAACTTATTTAAATCCGTTATTTCTAGTTCACCGCGTGGTGATGGTGTAAGCTGCTCTACTTTAGTATACACATCCTTTGGATAAAAGTAAAGGCCCGTGACAGCTAAATTACTCTTTGGTTTAGCTGGCTTTTCTTCAATAGAAATTACTTTTTCATCACGTAATTCGGCAATACCAAATTCTTTTGGATTTGGAACCTGATGAACGAATATATTTGCCGTCTTTGGATTTATTATATCAAGTTGTCCACGGAATCCGGACCCATAAAATATATTATCACCTAATATTAAAGCGTGTACATCAAACTTTTCTATCTCTTCGCCGAGTTCTCGCTTTACAATGCGAAACGTATCAGCTATACCCAGCGGTTGTTCTTGTACTAAACACCGAACGGTGATTCCCAACTCATTTTTACTATCCTTAAATAATTTAGCAAATTGATGTACTTCGTCTGGAGAACTGATGATTATAAAATCACGAACTTCCGCTAACATCAATGTGGTCAGCGGATAATATATCAACGGCTTATCATATACGGGTAATAATTGTTTAGTAGTAATAAGCGTAGCAGGATATAAACGACTCGACTTTCCGCCCGCTAAAATGATTCCAAGTTTACGCATGATGTAACCCATTTTAAATTGTCTAAGTACCAACGTATTGTTCTGCTAAGTCCACGATTAAAGTCCGTCTTTGGTTGCCATCCGATAGTCTTTTTAATATGATTAACGTTCATCGAATATCGGAAGTCGTGTCCCTTTCTATCTTCTACATACTTTATTAATGAAAGTGGTTTGTTCAAATGGAGTAATACTCTGTTAGCTATTTCATTATTACTTAATTCGGCTTCCCCACCGATGTTATAACTTTCACCATTGGTTCCTTTCCGTAATATTTGGAGAAGAGCATCGCAGTGGTCCTCCACATATAACCAATCACGAATATTCTTTCCAGTTCCATAAATTGGAATTTCTCTATTCATGTGAGCACGTAATATTGCCACGGGAATAAACTTTTCTGGAAATTGTCGTGGTCCATAATTGTTTGAACAATTCGTAATTATCGCCGGCAATCCGTAGGTATGATGGAATGCGCGTACTAAATGGTCTGATGATGCCTTCGTAGCAGAGTATGGGCTACGTGGGTCGTATGGGGTGGTTTCCGTAAAAGAGGGGTCGCCAATATTTAATGAACCAAACACTTCGTCGGTGGATACGTGAATGAATCGAAACTCTTTATGATTCATATACTTCTTCAAACATCGCAATAAATTATACGTTCCGAATACGTTTGTTCCTACAAACGCATCTGGAAACTCGATAGAACGGTCCACGTGCGTTTCTGCCGCAAAGTGAACAATGTAGTCTGGCTGTTTTTTTGTGAGAATATCGTATATCTCTTCGTATGCGATGTCCATTTGATAAAAGGTATATCGCTTATTATCTGGATGATGCGACACACCCGCATACGTTAATAAGTCTATATTTACTATTTCCATGTCTGTGTGTCTGAGAACATATTCTATGAAATTGCTCCCAATAAAACCACACCCACCTGTTACTAATATTTTCATAACCTTTTATTGATTAATGTAATCCCCATAAATCGAAAACTGCTTAATGACGGGTTTAGGTTCTGGAGCTGTTTCTACCTTATAGATAAGACCAGCTCCTGCGTCAATATAAAACTGTTTGGTTCCGTGTTCTTGGAAATAATATTCCAATGCCTCTGTCAATGGAGTATATACCCGTTCATCTTCCTTTCCTATCTCTACCCAACGGTCACCTGGTGGTAATCTTTTGAATATTTCTTTTTTGATTTCCATAATTAAGATTTACTAAATCCTATTAAAAGTCCACCACCGCGTTCGTCTGCCTCTCTCCAAATAGGAACCCAGTGGTTAAGGTCCGCATCACCTTCATCAACTTCCATATTAAACTTACCCTTTTCCAAATCTTGATGGCAATGTAGTAAATCTGGAAATCCTTTTGCTGTTTGAATTGATGCATGGGTAGTCATCAATGATGCAAAAGACATAGGTTGATTTTTCATCACATTAGCATTGTTTGGTCCAACGTACCGTTCGAGCACGTCTGCTACCTGACCGGAAAGCTCTCCTAGCTTTTTACGTTCTTGTTCTATTTTAGGATTGTTCTTCATCATTAGAACAATATCTTTAATATTCTTTTTCTTTAAATTGTTACGTTCTTGTTCGATGACACTTTGTAATGTCTTATATTGAGCTAGTAATTCTTTTTGTTGTTTTTGTGGAATATATTTAGAATATCCAGATTCTTTCATCATCCGTTCCCATCCACTATCAGTCAACACAATTTCAGAGCGAACGCCTGTTTCGTATCCAGGTAACCCGACTCTACCACCAGTTAGGTTATGATAATAACTGTCTGGGTGTAATAAACATATAGTACTGGATTGTGCTGGCATTCCATACACTTTTCCACTTCTGCCATACTTAACACTAATCTTGTCTATACGTTCTGCCTTCGTACCAGCCTTGACGCGAACCAATTTATCTGCGGCCGGGAAGGAACCATGAGACGGTATGTACACTTCTTTACCACCGGCAAGTTCTTGGTCATAAAGATTGACTTCCGCTAAGTTTTTCATAATAGCACTACAGAGTTCGGAATCTCCTCCTAACTTAGTGGAGTGGAGTTCTACTGCCATAGTTGCATATGAATCCCCCACAACTTGTTCTCGTTCTTGTGGGGAATATTTATCCCAATTCTTTGCAATTTCTGTCATACGGGACTGATGTTGTGAAATAGAATCAGCCATTTTATCCAATCCACGTGACCGCAGTAACTTCTGTGTCTTTTCTAATGAATTGTTATTTTTAACAGAATGTTCGAAATATGCTCGACTATTTTTGCCACCTGTATTATCTAGTAAATCTCCGTCCTTTCCACGTGGCCCAAACAATTGCTTGAACTTGTCTGGAACTTGCGGGAAACCTGAAAGTATTTGTTTTACTCTTTCACTTTTCTTGGCATCAAATTTATCGACTAAATCAGGCTTGGAACCACCAGATAATGCTTTTTTGAATCCTCTGTCTTGATCTTCTTCTGCACGTAGGTCGATACCTATTTCTTGAAAAATTCCAACTAAGTCTTTTGCTAATGCAGTTTTCCCTAAAAAGTGACGTTCTCCCATCCCGAATGCTTGTGTCTTAAAAGTTGTACCTGCGTTATTTGAATAAAATTTAAACTCCTTTTGAAGTTCTTTGGCTAACTCGGCAGCTAATTTATCCTGATTTTTAGCATGAGCTTCTAACAAAGATTCGATACCAGACTTTAAAAGATTTGCACGTTTTTGCTGGTCTGGAGTTAATCGGTCTGATATGGTAATTTCGAACGCCGACAATGCCATCATTCTACTGACGCGGCTACTTTGTCTGGACAAATATGAAAATAATTTATTAGTTCTGGGGTCAGCTGCGGCATCCGTAGCCACTTGACGAACAACATCAGCTTCTTTATTTTGGGTGACTGCTGGTTCACCTTTTACCGAAACACCCGCACTAGAACGACCTGGTAATGGGAATCTGGCACGAGCCTCTATTTCCTTTGGGGTTAACAAACGAAATGTACCACCTCTGGTGGTAGCTGTTGCGGGGCCATCTTTTTTCTTCGAATAGTATCCACCACCCAAAGATAAGTACCCGGCCTTCTTAGCTTGTTGTGCGGGAGTATCCTCATTTATAAAGGATATTAATTGATTTACTAGTTTCTTCATAGTTTTCCCACAAAAGGATACTAATATAAATAGGTTATTTATTCCTTATCTGGACGTTTCTGGTGTTTTATGCTGGACTTTTTCTTACCACCCTTGGCTTCTTCCTCGCCCTTCTTTCGGCGCCCAATCTTCTGAAATCCTGTGTATTGTTCGTCCACATTGAAATCATCCTCGAATTCAAAGTCCTCTTCGTCAATACGTCCATTAAAACTCCACTTCGGCATTACTGGTTACTCCTATTATAAAGTTATTTTGCCCACTTCCCACGATTGACCAACTGGCATTTTCTTATATGAGTTCACATAATATGTTTTTATATCCACCCGATTTGATTCTAAACCGACTGATGCCATATTTTTGTTCTACTTCTGCCATGCAGGTAAATATTTTAGTTTCACCAGTAGTTAAATCTTTTACTTTTACTGGTTTTGACATTTTATTGTTTGCTCCACTAAGAGCACCAGTTTCTTTTATAGTTTTTAATCTTTTTTTAATTTCTTCATCTGTTTTAACTCTACCCCTATTAGCAATTCCAATTTTTTGTTTAGTTTCTTCACTACACCACTCCTTCCCGTTTGATTTTCTAGTAAAAATCTTCTTATTTTTATTAGACTGAAACTTAGAAGATTCTTTAATACGTTCAGAATGTTTCTTTTTCCATTCTTCCGTAATATAACTTTTGTCTGCTATACGACGATTCAGATACATTTTTTTATATTCGTCGGAGGTTTTGTCTAGGGTCTTACCAGCATTCCATGCTTCTCTACCCTTTACGCCCCCCTGACCGCCATGAGAAATATTGTAATATTCCTGTGACGTATCCGCATTAAAATATCTAACCCAATAAATTTCTCTTTCACGTAGATGTAGTTGGTCAATGCATTGTTCTAAAATTTCCTTTTTGAAATTATGTCGTCCATATTTTTTTATGGCCCGTAACAAAGCTTTGCCCGACCCAAGATAATTGGGATTATTTTTACTGTCCGCGCCAACATATTTTTTTCCGTTTATTAAATTCGTGGTAATATAAACTATCATATAAGTCTCGGTCAAGAGGTAACATATATAAATAGTTGGGTGAATGATAAGAATCATCGTTTTAAATTGTTATTTACCCCATTTACCATTAATTACTAGTTGAGCAATTATGCCATATACGGATAAATCTTGAAAAGTATCCGTAACCGATTCGCCAACAGCATCCGGAACATTAAAAATTACTAATTGTTTTAACCTAGAAATTTTATCCTGAAGTCTAAACCAGAGTCCTGTCAATGACAACTTTACGTCATCCTTCGTGGCCAACGCAGTGCCAACGGAAATGTTACTTGGGCCGTAATTGAGTTGCTTCTTGCAAAAAGTCTCGTACTGTTCCCACATAATCTTTTTATA